AGTAGTAAAGTAGAATGGAAAGTGCCTATGGCTTGGTCTTTGGACGAGTTTAACCAAAACAAGCCAAAGGTATTTGACCCTGAGGCTATAAGTCGTTTCTTAAACTTTTTAGATCGATCAAGAGATACTGCAGAAATTGTATTTGATGAATCCAAAGATCAAGTCAATGAAGTTTTTGATTTTGTTTCTCTTGAAAAAAAATCTAACAACAATGTATCTATGGCAGAGGCTAAAGCACAAGCTACTACTGATAAAAGATACATAGAAGTTAAAGAAAAACATAGAAAGTCTAAGGCTTTACACTTGTATTGGAAATCTCTAGCTAAAAATGGCTGGAGTCATTGTGAAAACCTAAAGCAACAATCTATTAATCAACTAGCAATAGACAAATTAACTAGAACAAATTAATAGTATGTGTGGGGAGCAATCCCCACATATCTAATGCTTAACTACATCAAATCCTTTAATGTCAGTATTTTCCCTAATAACTTCATAAGTATAATTAAAATCAACTACTCTAACATCGTCATATTTTGTAATTTCATTTATTGTATTATTTATTTTTGGAAATGTAGGATATGTATCAATAAACCTCAAAGCAATAAAATGTCCATAAGGACTATACCTTGATTCTAATTGTAATTCTAAATCTGTAATAACTGCATCAATGCCCATGTGGGCATACTACTACTTCTTACGCATTATGTCAGCACCTTTAAGACCATAGATTGCACTGACTACTCCAATAAAAATAGCTTGATACCAATAAGGTAAGTTTTTAAAATACTCAAAAAATAAATCTATTCGATCACGAATCGTAGGATCGTCAGAGAACACAGACCAACCCAATAACAAAATAGGAAGAGATACGAGAACAAGGACAAATTCGTCTTTCCAACCATTATCATTACTCTCAATAACTTTCGCTTTATATTCAATTTCGCCTTTCGCCATTTGCTCTGCATGGTGCATTTGAGCATCTGACATTAACTGTTTTGTTCGTTGTTTGTTTTGGTATATCTTTGCTCCTGTCTTTACACCTAAACTTAATAAATTCAACCACATAATTATTTCTCCTGTATTTTTTCTATAAGCATATCAATTACATGCTTTGCTTTATCTAAATCTTTTATTTGCTCTTTGATTGTTTTATGTTTCAAATTATATCTTGATATGTATTTAACTACTTTTGTTTGACAAGCATTAAGGTTATTATCCATTGCATAGTCTAAAGGCTGGATTTTAAGCTTTTTGTACCAATCCCCACCCACTTGCTCGGAAAAGGCAGAATCATCGTTCTGAGAGGCTCTGTGGCTCTTTAAAAGGGTATTTTTTAGCTTGTTAGACTTGCTCATACTAGTTTTTTAATCCAATCGCCTTTATCGTTTAAAACCATTGGTAATAGTCTTGGTACACCATTTAAGATAATACCACAACCCAAAATAAACCTAGTCTTAAAATTCTTGGCATAGTTGAAAGCCATAGACTTTTGATTAATTAAACAACCTACATTCATAGCAAAAAACAAGTTATCAGGGTTTGCCCAGTAGCTAATTAAAAACTTCGTGTGATAATGACCCTGCACTGCCGACATTCCCATCGTCTGCGATACTTTTAAAATATCTGCTGAACGACCATGCGTAAAGAAACATCTTTGTCCATTAGACATTGTGAGAGTTAGATCATCTACCCATTTCCATTTTTTAGTTCCGAGAAATTCCCCATAAGGTTTTAAAAAAGCTTTTGACATACCATATTTTAATGCTCGTCTATAAACTAGACTACTATGATTTGAGTCAACTTCTGTTACCTCTGGATATATATCTTCTAATTGTTTTATGTATTCTTTGGATTTATCTAGTTCGTGTCCAGCAGAATATAAATCTGGATCATGCGTATGCATATTGATTGCGTGAAAATCTAGTAGATCGCCTATGTTTACTACATAGTCAGGTTTAAATTCTTTTTTAATTTCTTTTAAAAAACTAATGCTATCTTTATGTTGATATGGCAAATGCATATCACTTATGATTAAGATTTTTTTATAACCCATACAAGTATTACTTGTACAATTAATTCGATAAAATGTAAAGTAATTGACCTAGGACTAGAATACCAACTGCACCAAGACCATATAAAATACGATCTATGTCTTTTTTCATGTGATGTAAATGGTTTTTAATTACTAAATCTAATTTTTGATTTACTAATTTTATTTTACCATCTAATTCTACAAATTTTTCTTTACTGGTTTTCATTATCGTTTTCTTCTTTTTCTTCTAAGATCAGTATCATGTTTACGACTACCTCTCAAGAAACTATTGACTCTCCCCATAGACCATGCTGCCATAGATGTTCTAGGTCTAGAGCCTGATGAAAGGTATGCACCTTGTCCTCTACGGTAAACTTTTTTTAACATACCAAGAGTTACAGATTTTCTATTCTTGGCTTTGTTTCTTAATGTTGCAATTACTCTTGCAGATAGTGGTCGTCTTTTTGCCATTATTTAACCCTCGCTCTAAACATTGATCTTGGAATTGTAGCACCTGACCTATACAATGAGGACATAGTTTTTAATAAACTTGCTCGTGAACTTCGTTTTGCACCTTTAAGTCCTGTTAGATATTTTTTAGGTAGTCCTGTTCGTTTATCTTTTGGAACTCTTCTTTTTTTTCTTTTTCTTGACATTTCTTCTTCTTTTCCTCATTGGTCTTTTATCCATTAAAACAGATAAAGTAGTTGTTGTTGTATATCCACTCATTTACCTACTGACCTCATAGCTTTGTTATGAGCAGATGTAAAAGTAGCACCTTTCTTTAATGCTCTAGCCATACTTCTCATGTGTTTAAGTGTATGGTGTTTAGCATGACTACGCATAGTTTTTTTTTGTCTAGGCTTTAGTCCTTTGATAATGTTTTTTATAGATGCTACTTTAACCATTATCTTTTTCTTTTACCCATCTTTGGCTTTTTAGCCTTTTTCTTTTTTTTCTTTCCATGTCCTGTATGATATGGCATATTTCCTCCTATTAATTTGCAAATTTACCAGCAGACCATTTAGCCTCTGGTAATCCATTTTTAAATTCTTTTCCATTAAACGTCAATACCTGTTTTCTATTACTGCCCTCTTTGTAACTACAATGTACCCATCCACTGTTTGCTCCTTCATCTTCTTTCCAAAATTCAAGTATTAACTGATCAAAGTCGCAATTGTTTTGAATCCAAAGTGCTAATTGCAGATTAGAAATTCCCATTATTTCAAAATCTACTGCCTCGCCACGAGTGTGCTGACTAGTTTTTTTACTACCTATTGCCTCACATAATTGTTCACTACGATAACCTGATGTAATAAAAACTGGTTTTTCAAACTTTGCTCGTACAGGCTCAAGAACTGCATAACAAAGATCAGTTAGGTTTTTTATCTCTCCACTACCAGCTTTGTTTTTTATTCCAAGCCTAGTAGCAGTTGATGATTTTTCAAATTCAGAAAGTGAGAAATGTTTTGATAATTGCATAATTAAATCCTATCTTGCGTTGTTTGGTACACCATTAGAATTTACAAATGGAGATTCAGCAAAAGCAAAAAAAGTATGAGTTGAACCTGATGCGTTCATATCATCAAACCCTGATCTACATTTAAAACCATTACTATAAAAATCTACGATATTTCTTCCAGATGTTGTTTCAGTAGCAGTTTCATTTGCTTGTAAATAATCATCATTTGGATTCCCTGTATTTCTTTTATTATCAAATATAAGCCAATCGTGAGCATCAGCAGTAGAGTCACTTCGCTTTACCATAACCCAAGCTGGTCTAAAACCTAAATAAACAAATGTTCCGTCATTTTCATTATTACCTTTAAAAGTTCCAAATTGTGAATAACCTTTTTTTGATGCAAAACAATAAGCAATCATTGAACCACTACTTTTATTAACATTTGTAAATGAACCAACTGAAAAAACACTTGATGTTGGTAAAGTGTCATTCCAAGAACCAGAAGTTGTTTGTGTACCTTCTGTGTTATTTAATTTTTGATTTTTTCCAGCACCTAAACCAACATTAAAAGAGACCCAATTTTCACCACTATCACTTCGATTTTTCACAACAATCCAATCAGGTGCAGATGTAAGTCCATGTTTTATAGTTCCAGCACTTCCTGTTCCTGTAAATGAAACGATTGAAAACCCAGCAGTATCATTTGCAGAGCCTGTACTATCTATTGAACCAATACTTGTTGCACTTGCATCATTGGTAAATGATGTTCCAGCTTTCCAAGTCCAACCAACAAAGGTTGAACCTGAATGATTAACTAAAAGTGATCTTATAGATGATGTTCCATGATTACCCTCTGTTAAAACAAATCCATCACTTGTTGCTGAACTTACAAATCCAAGTGAAGTTGAACCATTTGAGGAACTACCCTCTTCAAACTGTTGTCCTGAGCATAAATCTTTACCAGCACCAAATCCTCTTACAGAATCATAAAGTTGGTTATGATCTGCACCATCTCTCTTTTTTATCCAAACCCAATCAGGTTGCATATCTTCTGAACCATCTAAAGTTATTGTTCTTGGAGAGGATGAATTACCTGACCAAAGAACAGTTTGAAAGTAAAGTTCTGGGTTATCTATACTTGTGTAAGCCATAATTAATTCCTATCCATACTCTGCTAAATTTTTTGTACATAATGCAAAATATCCTGATGGTACTGCATATTCAAAATTTCCAAAACCATTAGCATCACTATTTCCTGATGATATTGAGTAAGATGGAGAGCCAAAATTACACTCTATTCCACTATCAGTTTTATAAACTGCAAAGGCAAAAAAATAATCTTCATTATCACGAGGTGTAAAATTAAAAGCAGAGTTTGTTCTACTCGACCCTGATGTTGGGTCACCACTTGCCTGAAATGTTCCATTTTTAGAAAAGTAAATAGCACCATTATCCATATCTACTGCTATACCTATAATATCATTTGTTGTAAAACTATCTCCATAAGAAGAATCTGTGTTATTAGTTTTTTGACCTGTAGTTTTATATGCAAAAGAAATTGTATCTGCACCAACTTGTCCACTTCCAAAAAGTAAAACCGAAGTTGCAAATGGAACAATTCCTAAATTTGGATAATGAGTAGAAGTTCCTAAAATTTTTGTTTCCATGTACCACTTTCCTTTCCTAAATCCTATTGTTGAATAAGCATTAGCATTATTAGTAGTAGCATTTCCAACAATTTTTAAATTACCCTCTGAAAAATCTCCAAAATGCTGATTGTTATTGTTATTAACTGCTAAAGGATTTAATGTTGCAAAATTGTTTGTGCAAGTGTCAATGGATTGATCTACACTTGTTAAATTATTTACAGTAAAGTTATTTCCATTACCAGATACATCTGCACCTAGACTACCAGAGTTTTCAAAATCTAAATAGAATCCATTTGTACCAAAGGTTAAACTTGATGGGTCTTTTGGTTTCCATATTCTAGGACTATCTTCATCAAACTCACCTAAATCAGTATTTGCTTGTGCAGTTCCATCTATGAAAACAACCTCTGTCATATAAAGACTACATTTTTCATGTGCACCAACTTGATTGCCTATATAATGAGCAACATTTTCATTTATAGTATCTTCATAATCTTCTGCTGGAAATCCATAATCACTCGTACTTGTATCAAATGTTGCTTCGACTCCATTTATATATAGTTTTTCTCTATTTGATGCGGTTGAATCAGTTGTGTTTAAATGCCATAAAACGTGCATCCATGCAGAAGTATCTCTGAAAACTTGTGTAGTTTGTAATTCAGTAGTAGTAGAGCCACCATTAACATGCT